TTAATGACTTTATTAAAGAAAACTACAACAGTTCTGCTCGCGGTATGCGCATAACTCGCGTATCGTACAATAAAGACGTCGATGTGCTTAAACTTGAATGTGCTGTATACAAAAGAAACGGCAAAAGATCTCCTGTTACTTTTATGCTTCGTGAGGCTAATAATAAGGGATCTCGCTCAATTCTTGTAGGTAACGAAAGTACAAAAACTTTTAAGATTGAGTCTAAACAGCCCGCTTTCCGCTTTGACGTTATGCGTGTTGGTAAGACGCTGAAATGTGAAAGTATGCGTTATAGTTTTATTACTTCACATCCGCAACAGGGTAAGGTTAAAATTGAAGGTGTTATTCGTAGTAAAAACAAGTAATAAATAATGTATTTAAGGCGGGTGTATAAACGCGCCCGCCTTAACTATACTAATGAAAAATACGCTACCGCTTTACGAACATTTTTTAAAAACCCGGATTAACTGTGTTAGTTTATGGTGTTATACAGCAGACTTTATTAACATGAAATTTAATAATTTGAGGTCAACGATATGAAAATATATATTGAATCAACAAATACCGATTCCAAACGTATAGTTGAAGCTTTTGATCCCAGTCTTCCCGACTGGTTAAAGCAGGCTGTTTCTAGTGGAGAAATTGGTCGTACAGCCCAACATTCTGTTTCTTGGGATACTGCTGTATATACGCAAGCGGAACCTCCGCAAAGTGCTATTGCTTTTGGCAAGTATTCTAAAGATGCTCCTTTCCGTATTCCTATTTATTATCTTAATACTAATACAATCGGTTATGACGGAAAAAATAAAAAAGGTACAACTGTTTATATCCCAGGTATGAATAATCCAGAAATAATGGGCGAATTTGGTTATGGGTATAGTTCCAGAACAGGGCGGCCTAATTATAAGAATAAAACTCCCGAATCTCAGAGTCAAGATTATAAAGCGCCATACTCTGTGTGGAAAAATCAAATTATTGAGTTTGGATGGTTAAGTAAAGTTGAGGTGTCAACAGCAAAAAAACGAAATATCAGAGATCAATCTAAAAAAGGTGTTGAGCGTCGTTTTAAAGAACTTCCAGCTGGTCAGCGTAGTTATAATCATAATATGGTTGATCAATTTGGAAGAACTGATAGTAGCGATTATAATAAATTTGATAAATCTGGTTACCGTATTGAAAACCCAGCTCGTTATGCAAAAATGATTAAAGACAGAGCACAAAGTAAACAAGATGAAAAAGCTGCAGAATCTTTACAAAATGTATATACACGTTTAATAGAATTGAAAGATATAATTATTAACAAGTATACGAATAACAAAAATTCTGATAACTTAGATTTTGCGACATCTACTCTTAACATTCCAAGATCTATAGAAAATGATTATAAATCAGCCATATCAGAGTATCGTTATGCTATTAAGTATCTTGAAGAGGTTATGAGTAGTAAAGGTAATTGGGTTTCGACTCGTGATAGGCTTATTAGCCGCCTATCATCAGCTAATGATTATATCCTCTCTTTAGAAGAAATGTTAAATAACGATCGTTTAAATTAAGGAGCAGTGTCAATGTCAGCTTATATGTACGATGAAGCTGTTATATTAGATCTTCGTAGAATAATTGGTGATAATCGTATAACAATTGTACCTGTCGATAGAGTATTTGATGTCATTCCTAGATTAGACGACGATAATGTTACATTACCTCTTATATCAGTTGTTCGTAGAAGCTGGTCTGTTAAATCTCATGATGTTAATCATGCAGCGAAATACGAAGGCGCGCTTGCGGATGTACGATATAAAGAAGAGGATGTTAATATACAGCGTGTACAGTTTGTACCAATGACTATACAGTACTCTATTGATGTTTGGACAAAAACACGACTTGAAAATGATGAAATTATAAGAGAACTATTTTGGTATTATATGATTTCACCCACACTCCAAATTAAGATTCCATATGATTTAGATTTTGATCATAATTTTAATTTATTTATTGACGAAGATATTGAAGACAATAGCGATATTATTCAACATGTAAATCGAGGCGAATACTTCAGACAAACTTTAAATATATACACAGACGATGCTAAATTATGGAAGTCCTCAAGTCGCGGTCCTACCATAATTGACATCCGATTTGATTTACATAAAGCTACTATTGAAGATGCTATGAGAGATAATAGGCCAACATCCGTAGAATCTGAATAGGTAGAAATACAATAATTATACAGGAAAGGAGAGAATGTAATGTATCAATTTACGAATCTTTCTCATCTTCCAATTACTCTTGGAGACGGATCGTCCCTTAAGGGAAATTCTAGTGTTTTAAAAAATAAAGTAGAAATAAATTCAAGAGTTAAACAACTTCTTAACACAGGTGTTCTCGCTATAAGAGAAGTTGATAATGCTGTTGTTAGGCATAATCCTTCCGGCACTATTCAAAGAACAAAAACGCAGGAATTACAGCGTAAAAAAATTATTGAAGCAAGGGTTGAGCAAAAAAACATTGAAGCAAAAAAAGAGTCCGATACAGGTACAGTTAAAGTATCCAAAACTCCAAAGGGAAGGTGAATATAAATGTCTTATATTAGAATAAATGAAATTGATTCCACAATACAGAATCTCGCACCTATAACAAACGACAATATTGCGTATGTGCCGTTAAATTCCACTGACGGTCCTTCTGGAGTTAATGTAGTACTTGGAACTTATGGTGATTTTATACAGATATTTGGTAACGATCCTAATCCTCAATCTAGATTAATGTCGTCTTGGGACTATGCGGCTAACTTACTTCTTCGTAATATACCTGTAATGGTTCGTCGTATTACGTCATTTGTTGATGACTATGGTTACGATACAATGGAGCTGCTCCCAGGCGTATCGGTAGCAAGAGGATTAACTAAGGTTAAGGATGTAACAGGTATATCAATCGCGGCCAATACACTTGCTGCTACAGCTATGGATTATGTTTATCCATACGGTGTACAGAATTCAGACGGTTCCCCCGCTGTTCCAGTTAATTTAGATGATACTAAGTTAGTTAGTGATGATTCAATAGTAGTAGAATACATAACCTCTGTTGATAACGTTAAAAACTATATTTCAACTAAATTTAATGGAACAGATTATAAGGCCAGTGACGATACAAATGTTACTAGGTCTATTTCTGGATTTCTGTCCATAACAAATGATGGAGACGCCCCGTTTGAACTAACTGATCTTAAATTTATTAAGTTTAGCGCTACAGCATCTGGTGTACCCGCAAACGAAGTTACTATATATAATGCGAATTTAACAAGTTATACAACGGCACCAGGTACAGGCGAAAAATTGAATCTAGATCCTAACCTTAAGTTCCGCGATGATACCAATACTATTCTAGATTTAACAAAATCTGAAAATACATATTTGATTGAAGTTCAATGGGCTGACGGCAGGGCGTTTATTAGTTTACCGGCGGGATATTCAATTACTTATGAAGAGCAATTTTCTAATTCTAAGATAGTATTTGCTGGCAAGCCTACAGGTGTACTGCCTATGATTACAATCAAATCTCTTGAATCTCCCAGTGGGCGCACGATTACAACATTGTCCACAGCGGTTATAGAGGGTGAAGTCTGGGCGCTTCCAGTCATAGAAGATGATAACGTTAATATTGATGCTGCTGGACCCTTTGACAACAGAGGAAACATTAACTTATTTAAAGTAAGTTATAGAAATCCTGGCACAAACGGTAGCAGATTAGCTACGTCAATGAGTGTTATAGACGGAGATGGTATTTATTTCCAAGTATGGAACGGTACACAGCGTCTTGAAAACATTCAACTTGTTAATCTTCGTTATCGTATGGCTAATGGATATCTTGCAAGTTATGATCTATATCAAGATAAAGAAAAAATCTGGGCGATGCTACTAAATAACTTTAATGTAATACCGCCAATTGATGATCAGTCAAACATTTTAGCCAATGTCGCTAGAACCGAATATGTTACAATAGAGCTAAACAATGCGCTTGATTGGAACTGTCTTGACTATCTTGATTCTATTTATCAACAGCGCGGTACGCAGCGCACTCCGCTACGTGGCGGTTCAAACCCTGATGACATAGATGTTATTCACGAGGTTTCTAAAACATACAAAGTATTAAACGATAAATACCTATATAACGTTAAGTTTCTTACAAATGGCGGTTATGTAGACGAATTAATACTTTCTGCTGATATTACAAAAACACCACTTATAAATCGTCGTTATATTGAAGATTCGATGGTATCTACTGCTGAAATTCGCGGAGATTGTGTAGCGTTTGTAGATATTCCATTTGACATTGACCGAGACGACGCTATTGATTACTTTAAACATCTTTCAACTTCTTATGCTACGTCCTATGCACCCTGGGTACAACTTAATTTGTTAACGCGTACAACTAAGTGGTGTCCACCGTCGTTTGTAGCGTTGTGGACAATAGCAAAAAGTACTAATCGTGGAAATCCTGTTTATGCACCTCCGGCAGGCGTTAATAGAGCTAACGTTTCGGAGGCTGTTGATCTCAGTTTCAGAATACCGTCTGAATATATTGACACTTGGCAGGATAATCGTACACAATTTCTTAATCCAATTGTTTACATAAATGGTTATGGTATTAACATCTTTGGACAGCGAACACTTTATAACAGAGTTGATGGATCTTATGATACAACATCTGCTTTACAATATTTAAACGTTAGACTTGTAGCTAACGAAATTAAGAAAAGAATATTTAGAACGTGTATTGAACTTTCATTTGAATACAATAACTTACATACATGGTTGTCGTTTAAAACAAAGATGTCCGTGCTTCTTGATATACTTCTTTATAATAATCATATTACCTTTTATGACATTGTAATGGACGAAAGCACGATGACTGACAGTGATATTCAAAGTAACAGAGTTGTTGGCACTGTAAGTGTTGCAATTTCTGGAACTGCTGAAAAGTTTGATATAACCTTTGAGCTGCTGCCGAATCAAGTTAATTTCTTGAATATTGATTATGATCAAAGCAACGTTGATGCATATGGCTTCCAAGGTTATCGTGGTTAATCTATTAGGTGTATAAAAAAGGAGGCGCTATAAATGGCTGTTAATTACAATAGTACATTCAATCCAGCAATATCTGACACTCAAGCATACGTAGGGCGTAAAGGTAATCCTGAAGGCGCTCGTAGCTATCTCTACAAAGGTGCCGGCCATATGGTTTATACACCAGAATGGGAACCGCAGCGTACTAATAACTTTGAAGTTGTTATTGAAAATTTAGATTATTTAGCAACAGCGGATTCTATTGGCACGGCAACAGCGTATCCTTCAGATTTAGGTAATCATGGTATAATCAAGCCGCCAAGTGCAGCTGAAAGGATTATGTTATCCGTTGATTCATTTTCTGCTCCTACTATAGAAATTGCTACAATTACTACACAGTATGGTAACAATAGTATAAAATGGGCAGGAAAACCTGAATTCCCGAATTCAACATTAACGATTAATGATTATATTGGTATACAGACTGAACGAATTTTGGCTGCGTGGTTTAGATGTGCTTATGACTTTAAATCTGAGAAAATTGGGTTAGCAAGAGATTATAAGAAGATCGCACATCTCATTGAGTATGACCCAAAAGGCGGAAGCGCTAGAGTTTGGAGACTTGATGGTGTATGGCTAGCAAGCTTTAATCTTGGAGACTGGAGTCAAGATGGTAATGCGCAACGTAAAATTCAGGCTACTTTAGTATATGACCGCGTTGTACCTGATTATGGATTAGAAGATAAAGGTGGCGGTGTTTACGGAGATTGGACAACCGCATCAATGCCTGGTGCGAGCCCATATTATGTTCCGGGAGCGCCTGTATCCGCCGGTTATCTCGATAGAAACATGGCTTATCAACCTACTAAATAACTTTATATAAATCTGGAGGGTAATCTACACCATGCCGAACAATTCAAGAGTGACAATTCAAGAGACATATGATCTACCATCAGCTGGCAAATTTCCTGGAGTACCCGCACAAATTACATTGAGAGCAATGTCGTTATTGGACGAAAAACAAAGACTTTCAGCACAGAGCATAAATGGTATTGTAGATTTAATAGGGGCCTGTGTGCTTAAACCCGAAGGATTCAATCCTTACATGATGCCACGATTTGATGTTGATGTTGCAATGGTTAAACTTCGTATTATCAGTCATGGTCCGATGTATAATGTAGAGGTAACTTGTCCAGAATGCGGTAAAGTTAACAAAAATCAACTTAATTTAGATGAAGTACCAATACGATATGTTCCAGAAGATTTTCAACCAATTTTTGAAATTGGACCGTTACCCATTTCAGGCGATGTTTTAAAAGTTAAGGTTATCACATTTGAAGACATAACTAAAATTGAAGCGGAAACACGTCGTGTTTTAACTAAATTTCCAGATTATGTAGGAAATCCCGAAGATGTGCTAACATATCTTTATAGAATACTTGAGATTAACGACATATCTATTCCGTATGCACAACTTAAAACATACGTAGAAACAATGACTGCCAGTGATTCCATCTATTTTGATCAAATATATAATGAATTTATAGATCAATATGGATTAGATACAGAGATTCCGTTTATATGCGATTTTTGTAAAGAAGGGTTTGTAAGACAAATGCCAATGAACGCAGAGTTTTTTCGACCCCGATTTAGTTCTCCAAGGCGGGAGAACTT